ACCGACTTCATTCAAAGAGGGTACCAGATGGAAAAGTTTCTGACTCGTACAAGACGAGACGGAAGAGAAAACCCTTTCCGGCCCTTTCAGGGCCGACTTAGGGAAACTTCCGTAACCACCGATAAAGTGGCACATAGCTTAGCCTTCTGGCCCTGATTGTTTTATCTCTCACCAGGAACACTTTAAGGAATCTGTGTGCTGGGTGGCCTGGTCATTTGCCAGGTCCGCTTCAGCACTCCTCCATGACTACCTTTCTACAGGCGTCGTGTGGCGTGTCTTTGCTGTGTGATTTACGAGAACATCTACAGATGTCTCTAATCACAGGGTGAGCACCCCTCCCATCAGACAGGGGGGTCTTTTGTGTTTTCGTGCGCTACGGGTAAACGTCGCGAGCCGGCGGCATGTTCGTAGTGAACAGCCGCGGCGTGCACAGGAAGAAGATCGGTTGAAAATCAACTCCCGCTGAGTAGTAATAGGACAATGCTGGCCAATCACTGTTAGCTGTGAGCGTCGAGTTCGTGTTGAACTGACAGGACACTGCTACGTTGTCGTCGAAACGGGTTCCTGTCTTTGGATCCACGTTTCGCACGGATGTGAACGCTGGCAGGAAACGGAACTTTGAGTACTGCGGCACATTGGCCGAGCACGCTGGTTGTCCTTGAACGTTCGTGAGTGTCATGCCCGTCTGACCAGATGGGAAGATCGTACGCGTACCCGTTGGGTAGCGCACAGTGTTCCGTGCATACTGGTTCGGCGTCGTGAACAGATTCGCTGTGTAATCTGCGTTTCGAACGACTGCCGTGGTCGTGAGTACGGCTCCTCCGTAATGTCGATTGATCGCAAGATGCGACACATTCGTAACATTGGAGCCCACACCCGACGTGTTGACGTGAATGTTGGTGCTACCTCGGTAGCCGATGAAACAATTCAAAACCCAGTCAATTGGATGATTGGGAGAAAAGTTATAACCGACACCAGCACCACTCACGAAGGCATACCCATACCCCAACGGATTGCGACCAACACCATACGGCACACGCCATAGGTAGTTCGCTGTCTGATAGAGTGCGGGTACTGCTCCGACTTCTGGTGCGCCAGCAAATTGATTGTATGCCAGCGACGCTCGATGCAGCAATGGACGCATTGAACATAGGATCTCTCCTGTTGTAATCGTTGCGACCTGCTGATCCACTTGACTCGTCTTTTGTGCAATCGAATCATCGGCCTCTTCAGACTGAATGACTCCAGCTGGATCTCGCGGCGTATACGTCGTTGCGATCTCAGTTGGCACGGAGAGCATGAAATCCTCCCCGGCGCGCGCATAGACAAGCATGTCGATCTGCGGTGATGCTGCGGGTCCCGTGAGTACATTCTGCACCCTCACGGTGATGCATCCGTTGTGGAACTCAGAGTTGTATGAATACGACGGTGTCGCACCATTACTCATGTTGCTCTGTGTGAACTGTGGCTGCAGCCAAGGGGCTGTGGCACGGTACGGAATTACCACCTCCACTTCATCTTCGACAGCAAGGTCTACGATGCGAGTGAAAGTTGTGGTCTCTGTATCTGCGTTTGCACTGATATCCCCGTTGGGGTCCCAGGAAATGATGACGCGACCCTTGTGGTACTTCGTCTTGATGAACCTAAATTTGTACACAATACTACCACGCCAAAAGCGTGCAGTCTGTGCGAAGTAGGCCATCGGTGGCATCGTGAAATAACCACCACCGCCGATTGCATACGACGGGTTCACTAGAGCAGACCAGATCAAACTGTCTGGTGCTTGCGAGTTTGCCCACAGAGCTCCCATTACGAAGCTCTCTCGAGTCAGAAGATTCGAGAAGGCGAGTGGGTCTTCTTCATCCACACCAGCAACCTTGCTGGATATGGTGACCTCATTCTTCGGATCGATCGCCAATTTGTCCATCGGCATCCGCGTCTCCACATTTGCGAAGGCATGGAATGTCTTGTTCTGGAGTGGCTTGACATCATCAATCATGGGTGGGTTGGAATACCCAAACAATTTTGCGATGCCCGCCACCGCCCGAGCGCCTATAGCTGTAGCCGATGCGAAGTCCCCAATAATGGGTACCTCGGTCAGCTTATCGGCCACGTGCGCTAGAGCGGTAGCGGGAGCGCTCACAGTGCCATTCTCCTCGTCGTATTCATCCGACTGGAGTGCCAGGATTGTGGTAGGACCCATGATGCGAACATCTTCGGCCCAGGCATAAACGGCCACTGTGATTCCAGTGCCTGCCACTCCATTTGCGGAGCGCAGGTTTGCGTACTGTAGGAACTGCAGCACGCCCATCTGCTGAAAATCATTCGCCGACGTCGCCTCCAACCAATTTCGTGGCCAGAGGAACGGCAGCGTCATTTCTGCTGTGGACATGTTCTGGGGCTCCAGATACACACCAGGTACTTGAGAGAACGGGACCTGGTCTACCGCGTTGACATATGTGCTCCGTGGATCAACCAAGGGGAAGTAGCACGCTCGCAGACTGCCGTAGTAAAACGGCGATGCGTTAATGACAAACTTGAGGTGCAATCTACAAGAGATTTTACCGTAGTTGTCGAGCTTCTTCTTGATCTGGGCTGTGTTGAAGTACAGGTGCCATGGCAGAATTGATGTCTGCGTGAATGTGCTTTCTGACCAGTTGATACTGGCGATTCGCACCGGTCGACTGAGGTAGTCACCCAACGCCGCGGTGTTATCAGCATCCGCGTCGTAGTCTCCAGCAGACATGTCCCCCATGGTGATTCGCTGTGATAGCGCCTCATCACGAAAGACAATGTTCTCTGCGACGACTTTGACCGTTTCGGTTGATTCAGTCTCTGAGGCCTCCTCGGATTGCAGCTTACTCTCTTGAGAGCGCAGCTTACCAAGTTGGCGTTCAGTGCGACTAGGTGGGCGGAACTTGTCCGCGTGCCTCTTCCTACGTTCTGTTGCCAGCTCCTTTTTACGGAGTTGCCAATCAACAGCAACGCTCTTCTCTTCAGATTGAAGGAGAGCGCGCTGTCGTAGGGTATCGGGAGAATCTTCACTCATGGACATTGAGTCCTCAAGAGGAAGACGCGCATTTTGTACGCTCCACTGGGGTTGATGCGCGGTAACAACCTCAGTTTCTTTGCAACAAGTTAAAAATTTGTTGCCAAGAAATAAATATCCTTGGTGGTGCTTTATTCTCATTTACACCACGAACTATAAACTGTGTGGATCAGCGACACACTGCTAAACAGCAGC